CAAATGCAGCGTTAGAAACGATGAGCTATGATCCGGATGAATTACATAGATTATTCTATACTGGAGCGACGAGAGCGAAGCGTGAATTGCATGTGTTAGATCCAAAGAACTTTGATCGTGCTTATATATTATGAAGATGAGTTTATCTTATTTAGCAGGATTCTTTGATGGAGAAGGTTGTATCACTACAGCTATGACTCCCAAATGGAATCCAAGAATGGAAAAATATTATGATTGTTTTACAATTAGAATGGAGGTGTGTAACACCGACTTTAAAATTATAGAAGATATACATAAATTTATGAAGATAGGTGTAATATTAAAAATTAAACCACGTAAAACAGCAGCTGGAAATATGAGCAAACCACAACTGCGTTGGCAAACTAGTCATAGACAAAGTTACCAAGTGTTAAAAAAAATATTACCTTTTATGAGAGAGAAAAATAAAATTAAAAAAGCAAAGGAGGTGATTAAATTTTATGAAAAAGCTGCATAAAAAATTAAAACAAAAAGAAGTTATTGCTAGTGATGTAAAATCTAGTGAGTTGGAGTCTATGTTTAAGCAAATAGGTGGATCTCATTATATGTATTTTGACATTCAGCCAGCAGAATTTATCAACAGAAATAAGTTGCTTTTTGCAGAGGGCAACGCTATAAAGTATATATGTAGGCATTCCAAAAAGGGAGGCATACAAGATATAGACAAAGCAATACATTATCTAGAAATGGTGAAGGAGAGAGACTATAAGTGAGAAGTATACAAACACCCCTATTTACCCCTGAAACAGAATGGGTCATTCCTGATGAACTCAAAGATCTTCAAGGTGCTAAAGAAATAGCTATCGATTTAGAGACTAATGATCCTAGATTAAAAGAACTAGGATCTGGTAATGTCACAGGAAGAGGGCACATTGCTGGCGTTGCGGTGGCCGTAGAGGGCTGGTCTGGCTATTATCCGATACATCATGAGCAAGGTGGTAATATGGATAAAAAACTGGTCTTAAAATGGCTCCAAGACATCCTAAACCAACAAGATACTACGTTTATATTTCATAATGCTATGTATGATGTGTGCTGGTTAAGGTCAGCAGGGTTGACCATTAAAGGACACATTGTTGACACAATGATAGCGGCATCATTAATTGATGAAAACAGACTCTCGTATCAGTTGAATACACTTTCCAAACATTATGTGGGTCTAGGAAAAGATGAAAAAATTTTATTAGAAGCCGCAAAAGAATATGGACTAGATCCTAAAGCAGAAATGTGGAGATTACCTCCAATGTTTGTAGGTCAATATGCAGAACGAGATGCAGAATCAACTTTAAAACTTTGGCAAAGATTAAAAGTAGAATTATATAATCAAGAACTTATGGATATTTTTAACTTGGAGACAAGATTGTTTCCTTGTTTGGTTGACATGAGATTTAAAGGAGTGAAAGTTGATTTAGAAAAAGCACAAAATATTAAACTAAATTTAATTAAAAGGGAAGAGGCTTTAATAAAGAAAATAAAAGATTTAACTGGTGTAGATGTAGAAATTATGGCAGCTAGATCAATAGCAAAAGCTTTTGATAAACTTAAACTTCCTTATGATAGAACAGCTAAAAGTAAAGAACCAAGCTTTACAAAAAACTTTTTACAAAATCATCCACATGAATTACCACAAGCTATTGCAGAAGCAAGAGAACTAAATAAAGCTCACACAACTTTTATAGACTCAATAACTAAACATGCAGTGAATGGTAGAATACATGCAGATATAAATCAAATTAGATCAGATGCAGGCGGAACGGTGACAGGTAGATTTAGTATGTCTAATCCAAACTTACAACAAATACCTGCAAGACATCCCGAACTTGGTCCAATGATAAGATCTATATTTATACCGGAAGAAAAATGTAAATGGGGATCATTTGACTATTCACAACAAGAACCTAGAATATTAGTACACTATGCTAAACTACAAAACTTAACTGGTGTAGATGAGATTGTTGATGCATACAATGCAGGTGATGCAGACTTCCACCAGGTAGTTGCAGATATGGCAGGTATAGAACGTAAACAAGCCAAGACAATTAATTTAGGTTTGATGTATGGTATGGGTAAAAATAAATTGATGGCAGAACTAGGTTTGATGAAAGAGTCTGCAGAGAAACTAATTAGACAATATCATTCGAAAGCACCATTTGTAAAACAACTTATGGATAATGTATCTCGTAAAGCAAATGATAGAGGTAAGATCAGAACTTTACTAGGTCGTGCATGTCATTTTGATTTATGGCAACCTGTTCAATTTGGGGTTTTTAAACCTTTGCCATTAGAACAAGCTAGAAAAGAATATGATGAACCATTAAAAAGAGCTTTTACTTACAAGGCTTTGAATAAATTAATACAGGGTTCTGCGGCTGATATGACTAAAAAATCTATGGTATCTTTATATGAAAATGGTATAATACCTCATATACAAATTCATGATGAGGTGGACATATCTGTAGAGTCCCCACAAAAGGCAGAAGAGATAATTAAGATCATGGAAGAAGCGGTAGAATTACAAGTTCCAAATAAAGTTGACTATGAATCGGGTGATAATTGGGGAGATATAAAATAAATGTATGGCATATTTAAACGCAAACATACCAGCGACTTACGCACAGATCAGAAAAGAATATCTTTATGATCTTAAAAAACATCATGGCGAAGTTGAAGATTGCATTATCTTCGGCTTATCATGTATGGGTGGAAGGGCTATATTATTTCACGCTATTATGGGTAACGGTGCAATATTTTATCGCCTTCCTATTAGCGCGTTTATTCAGCAAGGATATAAACCCCAAGACGTTCCCAAGCGACGCCTTGATGAACTTGAGCTTTGGAATTCTTTTAGTTATTATCCTGCTGTTACTTGCTGGTCTATTTTAAGCGCAGCTTCCGGTAAATATATTGGTAAAGATAAAAAATGGCACCACGGTAGGTATTTATTTACGGTTGACTTTGCTCACCCAGAAACTAATATAATGGATCCGGATCATTCGGAGATACCGCACGAACATAAGTGCGCTCACATAATTGCTCTCGATGATGGCAATTTTGCTGCACAACCTAACAATAGATGTATTTGGGATTTACCTTCTTTTACTGTGAAAGATAATATCCCGGATTGGAAAGTGCAGACCAACGAATGGAACGTTGAAGACACAGGTAAGTGGAAAACAGAAGATACTGACAAGTTCTTCTACGAAATAGAGGAAAAAAAACATGAGCTTTAAACAATTAAAAGAGGAAAAAGTAAGCATGATTAAAAAAATTTGGAATAAAATAAAAGCTATTTGGGAATCAATTGTCTCAAAATTTTGGCAAAATTAAATTCTTATAGCGCTTATAAGATAGGGTGATGCGGGAGACTGTATCACCCGGTACTAACTATGAAAACAATACCTGATACGATTACAGATATAAAAGAATTTATTAGAAAAGTAATTGATAAACCTTTGTCATGGATGGAATCGTTAGGTAGTTGGATGAATACTTATGCCTGGAATAAAAGATGGAAAAACAGAAAAGATGGATACGGATACAAAAATGAAGATCTGTAAAAACTGTCACCACAAATGTCATTGTAGTGATAAACTACATGCAGATGAATATGGAGTGTGTACCTGTGAGGAGTGTAAATGTTAACAAGGGAGTCCAGAGATGAAATGGATAAAAAAATTATGGAACCGTTACGTACAATGGTTATTTAA